GGTTGGAATACCGTATTCTTTCTCAAATGGGTGTATGATATTTCTAAATAGATAGTCGAGTGCGATTTTATAGCTATACATCGATGGTGGAATATAGCTCAACGGATTACTGAAATTATTGACATTGAATACGATACCGTTTACGATATACTTATGTGCCCATATATATTCAAACATTTCTCTTGTGTTATGGATACCGTCGTGTGAAATGGCGGTATGAACCCACAATAGCGGAGGCGCAGCCGGAGCACGAGGCGGAGCACGAGGCGCAGCCGGAGCACGAGCACGACCCGCGATTTCCCCCACACTCCGCACAATACATTCATTTGAACCGACGAAACGTCTTCCCGCAATCACCAACGAATTATCGCCGACAAGTGATACCTGACGCGCGTTATGGCAAATCATTGGAACACGGTGTTCGCGAAGAAACGATATAACCGCAGGCGAAGAAGCCGACGAAACCGCATAACACGGTTGGACATGTGGCAATTCACGAAACACGTTCAACAATCGTTGAAACGACAATCGTTGAAACGACAATCGCCGATACGGCAATGAACGGGAATAGGACACAGTATACGACATTAGTATAGTGCGGCAGTATACGCTAGTATACGAGTTATATTTATACCTATTTCTTACCGTGCGTGATGCGCCTGGAGTTCAAATAACGAAACTCGTGCTGTTTGACTTGTTGGTCGGTGACAATGCCTGCCGCGCCTCCCGCCGCAGTGACGACCTGGAAAGGCACCCAACGACAAAACCGTTTATGAAACCGACACATCATTATATACTCCTTATGAAGTGAAACATACTTGTCGGGTTCAGTATTCTCAAACTCGGTTTCATCTTCGCTTTCCTCTAATGCGTCCAGACTCTGATTTTCCGCAATATTTCGAAATAGTCGATTCATCATAACACTCGTTTTATAACTAGGTATATGTGCGAAATTATGAAACTCTGGCTCGCGCCCACGAGACGGCATAACGAACAATTCGTAAATATCATTTTGGATATTAGGGCGCACGATAAATATGGCCTGGATATTGGTAAGCATTTCATCCGTTGGCTGGATATAGTATATTTGATTCGCTACGGCAGCGACGGCAGCGACGGCAGCGACGACGGGGACGGCGGCGGCGGGCGTTTTCGCATATACACTACTAGATTCGAGAGTACGTTGTATCACCCTTGTGTGTGTATTATAACGATACTGAAAGGCGTATACTTGATACGGTAACCCTTGTGCTACTGTTTCGGCATCTTGTTCGGTATGACATAACACCGGCAGTCCGAAAACTACGCTGTTTTGTTTCGTATACGCGACTTGCCTAATTTCTCTTTCCGCGAATATAGTTTCACATAAACGAACGTGACCTGATAATGTGAGCGAAGGAATCGAGTCCCCTTTATACCAGTAAATCGTATGGATAGAGAAACACGTCTTGTCCGTCAACCGAAATAGCACGCCGCCAAACACAGTTCCATAGGCGAGTGAACTATCCATACACGCATCATAGATACGGACAGAACCGGGATACCATCCATTTTCTTGTTGGAATCTGCGAAGAATAGGCGATACGCCGGCACCGCCACCGCCACCGCCGTGATTCGACCCCGTAATATCAATGACCGCTACTATTTTACGTCGCTTCCATTCCGTCACCCACGCCACACACCGTTTTCCCTTTGGAAGAATAAAGCATTTATAACCTGACACGAGCGGTTCGTTCTTATGAATAGATGCTTCATAAGAAAGTCGAGTATTCGGAAAACTTGCCAATAAACTGTCAGCGTCTTGTGAATTCAAGGCGCCGTCGCCGTTGCCGTTGCGATGATTATTATTGTAAAAACGGGGAGTTGCCATATAATAAATATCGCGTATGGGTATATATATTATACGCGAGTTCACTTTAACTCATTTCATAGCTCGGGCGAAAATTATCACTTGAAGATTTGGATTTCAGTCCGATTCCTCGTAAGAATGTTTTTAAATCCGTCTTCATATCGCTCGGGATTGGCGAGGACGTGGATGAGGGAATAATATCACTTGTATCGTAGGAGTGTATTCCTAAATGCGCCGAATGCGTCGAATGCGTCGACACCGACTTTGCGTTATCTAAATTTGTGTTGATTGTATCAAACAGCGATTTATATTTCTGTTTCGGGCAATGTATCAAGTCTTTCACTTTTGGCGCGGTCAATGTAGTTTCAAAATAAATATACAAATAATGAATAATAACAATTAAGCTGATAGAAAAGAGAATATTTTGAATGAACCACAACATTACGATTATGATGTAACTATATTGTATTCAAGTGTATATTACGAACATAATTTGAAGTGGTCTAAAAACGAAATAATATCGTCGATACACGTCCGCGTTAATATATCCGAATGGTTCGGTATAACGCCATTTTCGGTGGTGATATAAAAATCAAGGACGTCGGTCTCCGTCTCGTTTAATATAAACACGAATGCGCTCATTGATTTCGGATGTGTTTTAACTACCTTTTTAATATGTCGTACAACGGTGTGATTTGGGGGGATATTGTGGCGCGTATCGCTTGCGACGGGAGTCAATTCATAATAACTTTCATCTACGAGGACCGGGACCGGGACCGGGACCGCCGCCGCCCTGGTGATTTCCATCATCCGAACTTGTCCGTCCACCGGAATGCGCTCGTGTAGATTCTGTTGACGTGTGGCGTCATTTGCGCGGATTTCATATATGGCGTCTTGCGTTAACAGGAGATGTTCCATTTTTTTATCTACGAAAAACAGTTCAGTTCCCTTCGGGCGAAGGCGACCCCTTTCAATGATTTGATGTATTTTCGAATATTGCGCACACATTTCTTCTAATGTTACATCCAGTATATAAATCCGTGGCTCGGTCTGTTGCTTTGTTTGAATAAAATGTGTACTTGTATTGTTTCTGTAAATGGTGCTGAGGCCGGAAATCATCATAGCTTGACGCGCATTTTGCCCCCTTTTTTGTGCGCGGAAATTATTGGGTTTATCCATTGTCGTGCGTTATATAATATCACGTCGTATGTTTATGTCATTTCGCAGGCAGGCAGGCAGGCAGTCCACGAAACAATATAGAAACAATTCGCGTATTCTATACACAACCATGTCACCGTCATCTTCGGCCGCGACCAAAACTACAATTGTTATTGTCTCCAAATCCGGTTCTCTTTCGGAATGCGTAGTTGAACCGAATAAAGAGACTACCGTCGGAGAGCTTGCCGTGCTTTTATCTAAAAAATGCGGATACAGGAATCCCGAAGGGTTTGTGTGTTGTCATACATGGAGATACAGGAATAAACACGCGGCGTCCGCCACTTCGCATTCGCCTGCGTCTCGGCACATTTATGTGGATATTTGGGCGAAATCCGACGGACGCGCGGGGCAAGAGAATAAATACGAATTGCCGCCGCCAATAGACGAACATTTATTCTTTGGAAATATGGCGCTTGTTGCCAGGATAGACAAAGAGAACGCAATCGATATGACAATTGAATTATGGAATAAGATATATGAGTCACTATTTGGCGGATTCGAGGACTTGGCGGCTACGGCAGCGGAGGATGAAAATGAAGTGGATGAGCTGGACTCCATTCCTGCGCATAAAAAGACGACTAGCGGGTATTTGAAGGACGGGTTTGTTGTGGACGATAACACCCCGCGCTGTAAGCGGAATACGCGCAAATCCAAATCAGAATCGACGGAGGGTGAGTTTATAACCGAAACAGAAACAGAGACGGAATCGTCTACGACTTCTGATACGGATGGGGGTGAAGTTGTAGCCAAGATTATTGCCAAACCGAAGCGACAAGCAGCGGTTAAGAAGCCCGCAGTGGGCGGAAAACCCAAAAAGACGGTAGAAGAGCCGGTCCTAGCGCAAGAAAGTGAGTCAGAATTAAGTGAAGACTCGTATGAATAACTCCGTCGGTCGGTCGGTCGGTCGGTCGGTCCCGTAAAATTGAATAAAGAAATCTATAGTTATACAATTAATACATCCGATGTCAATTATTCAAACGATTGCGTATCCTGACAACTTTCGCGCTGAAGTGCGCAAACGAATTGAGGCGATTCTAGGCGGCGCTCACGCTGACGCCGACGCCGACGCCGACGCCGACGCCGACGCTGGCACAGGCACCCTCGCGTCCAATATTGAAAAGGGCATATTCAATTGGACCATTCAGCACGCAACCAAGAACAATATTGTGAAAAAATGGTCCAACCCGTTCTTCATCACATTATATATTGACCGCCTGCGGTCCGTGTATATCAACCTGAAGAAACCAGACGTATCAAGCGCCGTTATTTCCGGAAACATCAAAGCCCCCGAACTCGCATTTATGACGCATCAGGAAATTTGCCCCGACAAATGGAAACAACTCATTGAAGACAAAAAGGTTCGCGACAAACAGAAATATGAACCGAATATTGAAGCATCCACCGACAATTTCACGTGTAATAAGTGTAAATCCAAGAAATGCACGTATTACCAGCTTCAGACTCGTTCGGCGGATGAGCCTATGACGACATTTGTGACGTGCTTGGAATGTGGAAAGCGCTGGAAGTGTTGAGATAATATGACATAAAGAATAATACTATGGAAATAGTAAAAAGATGCCCTGTAATTTTTTTACTATTCTAAAATCATATTTCAGGTGTTGTTGTGATAAACACAAAGATACCGAAACCGACAGCGACGGCGGCGGCGGCGGCAGCACCAGCGATAAATACCCACAAAATTGTGGCGATGGCAGTCCATTTACATTTGACGACCTTACTTCCTCCACAAATGATTCCGGTACATCTAGCAACTGGTCTTCGTCATCTACACTGGATGGATATGACGAAAAACACAAGCAGTTTTTGAAAGAATCAACTCATCGTATAAAAAAATATCAACGCAAATTATTTCATCCTTATGAAGAAGACAGTCAATGATGTCTAAAGTATCTCTAAATCTTGAATTCGCCAATATTCAGAACCTCCATTTGGTAATGGGCGCCGAATAATAAAGGGGGTCTTCTTCTGTTCTAATTCCTTCACCGCGATGAGGTATCCGTCAATTACGGTAGAATCAATCTTAATAAAAGCGGGCGCGCCTTCATTGATTTGTTTTGCGCGTTGCCCCAATATCCGCGTTTTCTCATATTTCGTCATAATCGGAATGGTTCGGTGTAAATCGTCCACGATGATACCTGCGCTATTACGCACGACACGCGACAGTGTTTGGATTTCATCATAATTGTGCGAAAATGATTCGGGGTGATATGTCGCAATATAACTTTCACGCACATTTGATTTCAGTTTCTGGAAATATTCCGATGAGCCCCTATCCTCGTTTTCATCGTCGTCTTCATCGTCGTCTTCGTCGTCGTCAAAATGGATACCGTGTGGAACGCCCAGTAATGTGAGGTCATCTTCGGCATTTTTCTTGGAAGCTGTCCGCCGTTTCTTTCCATTCTTTTTTGATTCGCCACCTCCACCGGCACCCTCGCCACCACTATCGCCGTCTTCTTCTCCTTCACTTGGTTCTGCGTCTTCGTCGTCATTATCGTCCTCGCCAACCGATGACGCGTCATTACTTGTATTTGTATCATCATCAGACTGTTCTGATACCGTCTCATCATCGTCGTCTACCGGTAATACTGGAACGGCTTCTTCATTTTCAGAATCATCACCACCGGCGCCGAGGCCAGCAGCAGCAGTAGCAGCAGTAGTTGGCAACAGTTTTTTGAGTGAAACAGGTTTCGACATTAGCGGCGTTATGTATATATAATTATCACACTTTATTATGTTTCAATTTATTGTTTTGCGTGGATGAATAGTAAAACAATAAAAATACGGCGTTCGCCCGCTCGCCCTAACGACTGGCCGGGCAACCGAGACTAATACCGCTGGTGCTGATTTTGGGGCAGGTCGCATTGATGACCTTGATGACGTCCTTCACGGGCTGGACGAGGTAGGGCCGGATTTGCGAATACGAAGGCAAATTCAGACTCTTCGCGTCGGATTCAGCATTGGCAAAAGAAATAGGATTCATTCTTATAATATACTGCTATATTTTATTTTCACTAAAATTCCGCGCCCACGTCGCCGTTACTGTCACACCACTCCGTCGCCGTTACTGTTGCTCGGTATTCCACACTTTGTCGCATTTCGCGCACAAGTATACATACTTCAGGTTCGTGTCATCATACCGAACATAAATGATTTCGGACTTGGGCGCGACACCCCCGCCACCCGTGCTGCCCTGGTTGCTAGAACATTCGTCATTTGGGCAGCGCATTGTATGAATCCGCGGCAGTGTTGGGTCCAGTTTCGTATATTTATTCACCACCTGCGAAAAGGTCTGCGGCGTCGTTTTATGCCGGACGTTGACTTTTGAAACACAAATATTCTCGGAAGCAATCGTATTGTCTATATTTCCACAATTTCTACAGTAATACTGTAACTCATTTTCAGGAGTGATGCTGATATAATTCATATTGGAACATACCGAACAGAAATGCATCGCGCGTAATCTACTATATTGTATATAGATACAATTAATTTCAATTTAAGTCGGTATCCGTCGTTTATGTGTCAATATAAGTATTACAAACCAGCACCAGCGGTGGCCGCGACCGTAGCGTCGTAATGTTCTACTATGGTGTCATATGAAATCACAGCCGTAATACATCCATATAATCCTGTCGTTAGGGTTTTCTTTTCGGGAAACTTCTTACATCGTTCCGCCAAAATCTCTCGAATACGCGTTTTGTTTTCTTTAAAATGGCGCAACATGAACTCCTGAAATTCCGGAACGAGCGCCGGCTCAATACTAACGTGTGTCGTAAGTTCCGTCAATAACGTCAAACACGCAAACTTATAATTGTAATATTCAACAATCGTGTGATACGGGATGAAATCGCTGTGCTCTCTGCGAATACCCGGCTCGTGAAGCAGTGGCTCTTTATCCAACAATGACTGAAACGTCATAAGCACAGACCGAATATTCTGACACCCCGACCATTGTTCTCCGCGCCACGTATTCACAATAGATACACACACCTTCTTATTCGTGTAAAAGTTGGGATGAAACCGAATATTCTTTGTATTCGTCAAATAGGAAACAATCGGTGGCGAATGTGGGTAGTTCGTAGGGAACTTAAAGACGAAGAAGTAATACCCGCCGAAGTAAAGCGTGTCGGCCGGGCCGACAATACACGCATAACCGGTAAGAATATCTGTTTCACTGTGCCGATATATAATACCACACTCGTCTATTGTAGGGTCTGTCATAACACCGCGGATATCCTTCAGGAGACGCGTAACAGTGTCTTTGGGGATGACGACCTTGGCCGGGGCCGTGGCCGTGGAAGGAGGATGGTCCATCGAAATGAGGTTTTACAATAGTTTCTATTATTGTGTTTATGTATTTTTCCATTCTCGCCGTCCACCGCGCCGCCGCCCCGCCTTTTCCGCGGGTTTTGTGACGATAACCCTAGCAACAAACCAATAGATACAAGAAAATACTGTGACCATTATGCTCTCATAAAAAAGAGTGTGAGCATATATCGTCACAAAACCGAAAACTGAAACCCTAAAAAAAAATCTACGGGCTAAAACACTTTTTTTACAAAAGTCCTGCGCCCAGAAAAACGAAAATGAAAGCATCCCCCTTTTTTCGGGGGTTCACATGAATGAAAAGTCAAGGTGCCACTTTTGGGGGATCAGATTTAGAGATAAAACCTCTGGAATATATAAACCGGGGGTTTTAGAAATTTCAATTCATAATTCGGACAAAATTGAACTTTAAACCTACCTAATTTGAATTTACAAGACAATGACATCAACTTTATACGGAGCGACGGCGTCAGGGACGCCTGCGGCTACGCCTACGGCTACGCCTACCGACCCTACAACCGCATCATACCAGTCTCTTTGCTCTGGTATGACATACGAGCAATTTATGAAACATCACACATCCAAGCCCGGCGAAGCCTATACACATACGCGCATCGGGGATAAGTCACTGAATGTCCACGGCGGTGTTTATACGATACCTCCGGCGATATTGCCGGTGTTTTGGAAGAAGTATTATTCGCATGTATTTGAAAATGGAAAACAAGAGTTTCTCACCGAAAAACAGAATCCGGAGAAGGGCGTCATTGTCGTGGACTTTGATTTCAGATATGAAACGAGTATCACCAAACGCCAGCATTCAAAAGAACACATTTTGGATATGATACAGTCGTATATTCAAACGCTGGAGACGCTTGTCGGCATCCCCGCGGATGTCAAGATTCCGATTTATATCTTTGAAAAGAGCGATGTGAATCAACTGGATGATGTCACCAAGGACGGGATTCATATGATTATTGGCGCAACCGTGGACCGCCCGATTCAGCGAATGTTGCGCGCGCGAATGCTGAAAGAACTCCCGGAAATATGGACCGACCTCCCAATTACGAATTCGTGGAACGACGTCCTTGACGAAGGAATATCGCGCGGCCATACCAACTGGCAGTTATACGGTTCGCGTAAACCCGGCCACAAAGCGTATATGTTGAAGTATCATTTCATTATGATGCACGACCCCGATGACGATGATGGCGCGTGGATGTGCCAGGAAGAGAAGACGAGCAAATTCAACGTCAAGGAGAATTTCGCGAAAGTATCCGTCCAGACGGCGACGGGCGTAGATACCGAATATCCCATATTTACATTATTACAGACAAATTCCGTATTGAAGGTGGAATATGACGCGCTTCTGAATCAACAACGTGGCGGAATGAATGGGGCGCGAAATGGCGGCGCGGGCGGCGCGGGCGGAGGTGGAGCGGGCGGCGCGGATGGAGGCAGACGTATTCGCCTTGTGGTGACGGGGGGGTCGGGCGGTGGCGGTGGCGGTGGCGGTATAAATGGTGGCGGCGCAACCGACGCAATGATGTCACACAACGGAGTGATTCTGATGGATAAAATAACGTGCCACTCTGAACTCGCGATGGCGGTCGAAGTTATGCTGAATATGCTTGAACCCAAAGAATACGAAATCCGCGAGACGCATTATTACACAATGGCCCTTCCGTCGCAATACTATGACCCATACGACAAATGGCTCCGCGTCGGACTCGCGCTTCACAATACCAACGATAAACTCTTCCTGACATGGATGCTCTTCAGCGCGAAATCCGCGAAGTTCTCATATACGAATATTATGAACCATTATGAAACGTGGTGTAATTTCCCCTATAGTCCCGACGGTCTTACCCGGCGGTCCATAATGTATTGGGCCAAAAATGACTGCCTGGAAGACTATAACCGAATCCGTAATGAAACCATCGACAATTTCATCCATCAGACGATTTGTAACGAGACGACCAATGACGCATCCACGGATGTAGATTTGGCGACGGTGTTGTATACGATTTTCAAAGACCGATTCGTTTGTGTCAGTGTCAAAGATAATCAGTGGTATGAATTCGAGAAGAATCGGTGGTGTGAATGCGACCAAGGCAACTCGCTTCGTGCGCTGATTTCCAAAGATATGCACGACATTTATACGAAGAAGCACCGCGAGATAATGGACTTGACATCCGGGCTGGACCCCACATCCGACCAATACACATCCGCGCGGAAGCGGTCGCGGCGTATCGTCGACATCTGTACCAAACTGAAGACCACCAGTTTCAAGAATAATATTATGCGTGAGGTGCGTGAACAGTTCTACGACAAGGATTTCATTGACAAGATAGACACGCGACCTGAACTCCTGTGTTTCAAGAATGGCGTGATTGATTTCAATGCGAAAACGTTTCGCCGCGGACAACCCGACGACAATCTGTCGAAAACCACGAAAATCGATTACATCCCACTGGACGATGAAAAACACCGGACACTCATCGGCGAAATCAATGATTTTATGGCGCAACTCTTCCCCGAGCCCGAACTCCGGAATTATATGTGGGAACATCTGGCGTCCGTCCTTATCGGAACCAATCGTGAACAAACCTTCAATATTTATATCGGTGGTGGCAGTAATGGCAAGTCCAAACTCATTGAATTGATGTCGGCGGTTATGGGCGAATATAAGGCGGTCCTTCCGATTACGGCGGTTACACAGAAACGCGCGATGATTGGCGGTGCTTCACCGGAACTCGCCGTTCTCAAGGGTGTGCGATATGCGGTGATGCAGGAACCGACGAAGGGCGACCGCATCAATGAAGGTATCCTGAAGGAAATTACGGGTGGAGATGATATGACTGCGCGTGCCCTCTTTAAAAACACGATTTCGTTTGTTCCGCAGTTCAAGTTGGTTGTGTGTACGAATGTGCTCTTTGACATCAAGAGCAATGATGACGGAACGTGGCGTCGTATTCGCCTGTGTCCGTATAAATCGAAATTCTGCGAAGATCCGAAAACCGACGACCCGGAAGAGCCTTATCAGTTCCTTATCGACAAGAACCTGGATGTGAAAATCAAATTGTGGGTAAATGTATTTATGGCGATGCTCGTCAAAAAGGCATTTGAAACAGATGGACGGGTGAAGACGTGTGCGGCCGTGACTGCGAGCAGCAACAAGTATCGCAATACGCAGGATTATCTGTCGGAGTTCTTGCGCGACAAGATTCGCCCCGCAGATGAAGAAACGTATATCAAGAAGACCGAGGTATATGAAGAGTTCAAGAAATGGTATATCGTTCAGCACGGCAAGAATATCCCGAAGGGCAACGAGTTATACGATTATATGACGAAGAAGTTCGGGAAACTCACGAGCAAGGGGTGGCGGAAGTGTCGCATCCTGTATGATGACGACGGGGTGGATGGTGAAGACGATGGTGACGCGTAATCTCGCTCGCTCGTTCATTCGCGCCAGAAGCGCACGCTCGCTCGTTCATTCGCGCCAGAAGCGCTCGCTCGTTCGCTCGTTAGCGCCAGAAGCGCACGTTCTTCAACCCCAGCATTTCAGTTATTTTCGTAAGCCCATTTAACATCCACAATACAACCGGTAAGATGTATTTCGGATATATTCCAAGTAGTATCAATATAATAATATTGCGTTTATCGTAAACGCCGCTTGCGGACGAAAAGAAATCCCGCAACGACATAACAAGAAAAATGACAAACACTGCGTAATAAAGGAATCCGACGAGGTCTTCATAAAAGGCCAGACTGTTATATTCTTCATAATCGTATAACGCATTTTGCTTGTAAAGCGCGATATTTTTCTTTTGATTATTCATTACCGATGTAATA